GAGACTTCTGTACCTGTCACTTTGTCAACACAATTTCAAGTGTCGACACAGTTCACTACACAAGATTTGGCATTGAGCCTTGATATGTTTAGTGACAGGGTCCTGAAGCCCGCGGTGGCCGCCATTGCCAATAAGATAGACCGCGATGGTATGTCTATGGCTACTTTGCAGACCGCCAACATTGTTGGTACTGCTGGTACACCACCAACTGGTCTGATTACTTATCTGACTGCTGGCGCGTATCTCGATTCTGAAGGCGCACCACGCGATGGCCGTCGTTCATGTATCGTTGAACCCTTCACATCTGCAACTATCGTTGACAGTTTGAAAGGTTTGTTCGTACCTCAAGAAGCCATTGGCGAGCAGTATCGCAAGGGCTTGATGGGTCGCGATTCGGGTGGTAAATTTGTGCCTCCCTGTTTAGTGTCTGCAAACAGCGATTCTTTCGCTTTGGCAGCCTAAACTGGCAAAATTCTCTCTGATTGACTTGGAAACCCAGTAGTGGGTGACAGGGCGGAAGCGAAAGCACCGTGAACGACTAAGTGAGAGAACCCTAACGGGATGCGATAGTCTGAACAGCGATATAACAAAAGAAGTCGCTGAGGGAAGTCCGAAGAGTCCTCCCCGCCACGCAAGTGGTCAGTAACCGAAAGGTGAAAGTAACAGAATTTGATGAATTGGAAACTTGACCAAAACGTGGTCGCACAGACTTTTGGTAACAATAGTACAACTACTGTTACTGCTTCTGTTGCCACGACTACTGCTACTGGCTTCCTGACCTCTGGTTGGGCATCTTCTAGCACTATTACTGTTACAGCTGCTAACACAGGTACTTTGAACCTCAACGCTGGTGATACATTCACTATCGCTGGTGTTTATGCTGTCAACCCACAAAACCGCCAAGCCTACGGCACTAACAAGTTGCGTAACTTCGTTGTTAAGCAAACTGTTGCTATCGCATCTGGTTCTTCTGGTTCTGTGATTGTGTCTCCTGCTGTGATTACTGCTGGGCAGTTCCAGAACGTGTCTATCCCGACTACTTCTGCTACTGCTGCTATTTCTCAGTTCAATAGCACAGGTACTGTATCTCCACAGAACATCATCATGCACCGGAATGCGTTTACTCTTGCAGTAGCCGACCTTGAGTTGCCAGAGGGTGTCCACTTTGCTGGTCGCGCTTCCGACAAGGAAATCGGTCTGTCAATGCGTGTTGTGCGTCAGTACACCATCAACAACGACTCAATCCCAACTCGTTTGGATGTGTTGTACGGCTGGGCACCTTTGTACCCAGAGTTGGCTTGCCGCGTTGCCGCTTAATCATTAACTTTTTAAGGAATAAATATCATGGCAAATCCAGGACCAGCATCCTCCATCAGTAATCACCCACAAGTCCTTGGTACAAACCAAGCCTTGCGTTTGATTGCTTCCGCACAGTCTGTAAACTTATCTGCCGCTGGTGATACAGCGTCAATCGTTTTAGATGTAAGCAAATTTGTGCCTACCAGCGTTGTTATTACTAACGGCTTGAACTCTAGCGGTGCTACCACCACTATTGCAACGGCTACTGTTGGTGTATACACAGGTCCAGCACAAACAGGTTCAACCATTTTGACTACCGCTGCTTTGACTAGCAACACCGGTGGCCCTTATGTGACCATTACTGCTGCAACAAACCCCAACACCGCTATATCTAACCCAACTAACATTTATGTTAACGTTGGCACTACGATTGCCGCGACTTGCGATGTGTTTGTCTACGGCTATGACCTCACATTTTTACCCTAATCTGTGAGTAAATAAGGAAAGAGCCATCCTCACAAGGGGTGGCTTTTTCTGCTTTTACGATACAATAAACCCATTCTGAAAAGGAATTATCATGTCATCTACGACTGTCACCCGTGGCAACATTCTCGAATCGTTTGTCATCGCGCCATCTCTTACACCAGCGGTACTAACCACAGCATCCACCCAGTCTTTGCAAACTTTTGCAATTCCTGGCATCAAATCAACTGATATTGTTTATTTCTTGCAATACAACGGAAATCAAACAAAAGATATCGTTGTGTCAAATGTGGACATTACTGTTGATAATTCTGTAACCCTCCAGTTTCAAAACACTTCTGGTGGTGCTACTGCAATTACTCCAGCTGCTGGTACTTACTACCTCAAAGTAATACGCCCAGATGGTCTCCCTATTGCCACTAATGCGGCTTAATCATGGCTAATACATCTGTATTACGCAATGTTGGCCCAACAGTAGCGTTATCAGTTACTTCTACCGCACATTCTGCGGTGTTGATTGATGACTCTACTAACGACCAAGTTAACTTCACATCTTTCCTCAATTTGGGCGCAAGTCCTATTGCGATAAAGATGGGGACAACAGACCCAGGCGCACCAGTCTTTCCAACAGACGGCACTAACGGAGATTTCGTTTTGCCACCTGTGATGACTAGCCCTATGGTTATTGCTTCTCCCTCTACACCATACTACTTGACAGCAAAATCCAGTTCTGGAACTGCTGGCTTGTTATATGTAACTCCAGCCGCTGACCAATCTTAAAGGGGCGCTATGGCTAACCCTGCCAATTCTGTTGTACAGAATTTATTACCTGTACAGGCGTTATTTAACTTAGATAACACGTTTAATACCTTTATTGGTCAGGGTCAGCCGTTTTTTGCTACGTTTAATCCAATTCAATCTGGGTTAACAATAACAAGTAGCACGATAGACAGCACGACAATCGGTGCGTCTAGCCCTTCTACTGGGGTTTTTACTAATATTGCTACCACCACAGGTACGATTTCTACCTCACCAAGCGCAAACACCGACATAGCCAATAAATACTATGTTGACGCGGTTGCACAGGGATTAGGCCCTAAAGCAGCTTGTGCAGTAGGTACGACAGCGAACATTACGCTATCTGGTCTGCAAACCATAGATGGCTATACAACGCTTTCGGGTGATAGGGTATTAGTAAAGAATCAAACATCTAGCCAATTTAATGGCATTTATGTAGCGTCTGCCTCCACATGGACTCGCGCTGTGGACATGGATGTATGGGCTGAAGTATCAGGCGCATACACAGTTATCCTAAATGGCGGTCAAGCCAACACGGGTTATGTCTGTACCGCGTCTAAGACTGGAACGATAGATGTAACTGCTATGCCTTGGGTGCAATTCTCAGGCACAGGCACTTACTTTGCCGGCACAGGTCTTACTTTATCGTCTAACACCTTTAGTATTACAAATACTGGTGTAACAGCTGCATCTGTCGGCTCTGCAAGCAAGACTTTAACGGCAACTGTTAACGCACAAGGTCAACTAACCGCGTTGGCAGACACAAATATCGCCATTGCAGCTACTCAGATTACCTCTGGCACGATAGATACAGCAAGAATCTCTGGGTCTTATACGGGCATTACAGGTGTTGGAACGCTAACCGCAGGCACTTGGAACGCAAGTACGATTGGTGTTGCCTACGGAGGTACTGGTGCTGTTACGCTGACGGGTTATGTCAAGGGAAGCGGTACTAGCGCGTTTACAGCGTCTACTACGATACCGAACACCGACATTACTGGGCTTGGCACAATGTCTACCCAAAACGCCAATTCTGTGGCGATAACGGGTGGTTCTGCGGCTATTACAACGCTTAAAACGCTTGGGCTTACTGGTTATCTATACGGCAACGATACAAGTGCTGTAACAGCGTCTACAACGATTCCTACAAGTGCTTTATCTGGTAATTTTGTAAGCACTTTCTCTGCTGGAACGACTGGTTTAACGCCATCAAGCAACACAGCGGGTGCGGTCACTTTGGCTGGCACTTTAAATGTGGCTAATGGTGGAACGGGCGTAACTACTTCTAGCGGTGCTAATTCTGTTGTTTTGCGTGATGCAAACGCTAACATTTCTGTTAACTGTTTATTTGAAGGCTATGCAACAGTAGCGGCAAGCGGTACAACGATTGTTCTAACGGCATCGTCTGCACAGAACTATCAGATAACTGGCTCTGGTGGTCAAGTTATCAAATTGCCAGATGCTACAACGCTACCAAATGGCGCGACTTTTACATTTAATAACAATCAGTCATCTGGTGCTATTACTGTACAAAACAACTCTGCTACAACAGTAGCAACCATTCAATCTGGCGGTTATGTAACGATTGTTCTGTTGTCTAACTCGATTGCCGCTGGTTCTTGGGACAGACACGACTCCACACCAAGTAATGTTTCTTGGTCAACCAACACGCTAGATTATGCTGGCTCTATCACTAGTGCCACATGGAACGGCAATACTATTGCTATCAATCGTGGAGGCACAAATGGAACGGCTACTCCTACTGCTGGTGGCATTGCCTATGGGTCTGGTACTGCTTACGCATTTACTGCCGCTGGCACATCAGGTCAGGTTTTAACCTCCGCAGGCTCTGGTACACCTACTTGGTCAACCCCAGCCGCTTACGCCACAGTCACAGACGATACGACCACAAATGCTGTGCGTTATCCGCTATACGCATCTGCTACAAGCGGTAATTTAACGACAGAGTATGTAGCGTCTACCAAGTACCAATTTAACCCTTCTACGGGCGTTTTAACGGCTACTGGGTTTAGTGGCTCTGGTGCTAGTCTGACCAGTTTGACCGCAGGCAACCTATCTGGGACAATCCCTAGCGCGGTACTAGGTAATTCCACGCTATACATAGGAACGACTGCTATTGCTCTAAATAGAGCGACTGCAAGCCAATCTTTAACAGGCGTAAGCATTGATGGCTCGGCTGGGTCGGCTACGACAGCGACAACTGCGACCAACGCAACGAACACAGCGGTAACGGATGACACAAGCACAAACGCGGTGTTTTACCCAACTTTTGTAAGCAATACAACTGGAAATCTGCCACAGACTGTATCGTCTACTAAGTTAAAATTCAATCCATCAACTGGCGCATTAACCGCTAATCAGTTAATCATTGCACCATAAGGAAATATCATGGGACAGTTAGTATTTCAAGCAACATTAGGCGGTCAAGTTAACTTGGTTGGCCCGAACACAGCGTCAACTTTTAACTTAAATGTGCCTGCCGTAGCGGGAACTTTGGTTACTACTGGTGACACTGGAACTGTTACCAACACCATGTTGGCAGGCTCTATCGCTAACGCCAAACTCACAAACTCTAGCGTTACTGTTGGCTCTACTTCTATTGCACTAGGTGCAACATCTACCACCTTAGATGGCGTAAATATAGGTGCTACAACCGCTGGAACTGGTGCGTTTACTACTTTAAGTGGCACAACGTCTGTAACTACGCCAATCGTAAAAAGTGCAAGTTCATTAACTTTGCAAAGCAATGGAACTACTACGGCAGTAACTATTGATACTTCACAGCGAGTTGGTGTTGGTACTGCAAGCCCAAACGAGAAATTAGTTGTAAATGGTGCAATAAGGTCTACAAATAATGCCGCAAGTGCTACCGCTACTCCAGATAGCGGTGTATTTTTCTATGTCCCAACGGCTGATGCGCCATCTGACCCGAGAACAATATTAGCAGGGGTTGGTACTTCGGGTGTTGGTGCATCTATTGCTTTTCAAACAGGAACATCCGCATCTAACTCAGAGCGTATGCGTATCGACTCCTCTGGTAATGTGGGGATTAACCAAACAAGCCCAACTGTAATTTCTACTGCAAAACAACTTGCTATCAAAGCGCCTGTAAATGGTGATGCATTATTTGTTGCACAAAACTCTAATAGCCTAACAACTTTTATTGCTGGTTACTATGGTGTAACCGCTGGTTTTGATAGACCTGTTGTTGGTTCTTACTCTAATGACCCTGTTGCGTTTATTACTAACAATACAGAGCGTATGCGTATCGACACTAGCGGTAACTTGCTGGTGGGTGGTACTGCTCAAACAAATACAGCAAAAGTTGAATGTTTCTTTAGCGGTTCAACAAATGCTGGATATGTAGCAAACGATACTGCATCGGCTTCAGGAACTAATTATTTTATTGCATCAAACAACGGAACAAATATTGGTAGTATTCAAAGAGTTGGGGCTACATCTGCTATTGTTTTTAATACTACATCTGACCAAAGGCTAAAGTCAAACATAACAGATTCAAATTCTGTTTTGTCAACTTTAATGAAAATTAAAGTTCGTCAATACGATTGGACTGAAGGTAATTTACATCAAGATTATGGTTTTATTGCTCAAGAACTTGAACCATTATTGTCTGGCGTAGTTACTAAAGGCAAGACTGAAGAAGATGTTTGGCAGTTAGATTATTCAAGATTAACACCTCATCTTGTTAAAGCAATCCAAGAACTAAAAGAAATAAACGACACACAAGCCGAAACATTGACTCAGCAAACTGAGGCAATCAACGCACTAACCGCCCGTGTGGTGGCTTTGGAAGCCAAATGAACTACGCTTGGAAAATACTAGATATTTACGCT